ATTTCTTGAAAGTTCTTCATCGCTAACCGTCCCGTCCCCGTCAAGATCGTATTGAGCATACCGTGATTTTGGTTCTAGCTTCTTAGGACTCATTACTCCTCCGACTTTTTAGGGTCTCTAAATAGTATCTTAGTGCCAGCATCTGCCACATTGATCTGACGGACACGGCAATAGGATTCAAAGAACCTGTTTCTGCTACCGCTTTGGAAGCCTACCGACTGGTTATTGAGTGCATCTGAGTATTCAAGGCAAGACGTAAGTTCTTGAAAGTAAAACTCTTCTCCTGTGGGCACACCTCGCTCCACGATGATGAGCACAAAAATCATCATGGTCATGCGCTTACATCCAATAGGAACTGGTCATAGACTTTGAGCGTCGTAGTCAGCACCTCACCACTTCGGTACTCATACACGAATTCGCTGTACTTCGTAGTTGCGGCTACTTTGTCTGTACGCACATTAGATAGCTGATTGATTCGATAGCTGTCGTGGATCTTGTTTTTTACGACAGAAGGCACTGGGGCGTTAACGCTGTTAGGGAAGGGTGCTGCGTCCATCACAAACGCTTCTTTTTCTGTACAGCCTGAGTGCGCACGGCTTTCGGCTTGACAAGTTCCCATGTAAGCAAGTCAACGTCTAATTGATAGGCAGTACCAAGAACGCGAGGCATAGTGTTTTGAATATAAATTTGCGCACCATAGCCGCACTGCCGATGATTATATTGCAACCAATTAAGTGCAAGGCAGTGACGATACTGCGGCGGGTTGACTAATTCCAACATCCGCCATTCCCTTAGATCACAATATAGATTGGGGTTGGCAGGATCATATTTCAGTTCTGGTTCTTCAGCATTATCTCGATTAGCTGCTGGAGCTTCGCGTCCGACGCTTTCGCTGTCTCTGACTGTTCCGCCAAAGAGTCTACGATAGCCTCTATCTTGCTCGCATTTACGGCCGCTAATTTTCCCGTTGCCTGTGCCTCTTCGACAGTCTTTTCTACCACAGCCTCGATGCGGTCTACTTCTTCCTGCGTGGCTTGCGCCTGAGCCTGACTAGCGCCCCACACCATTGCACCAGAAAGGGCTGCTGCACCAATAGGCAAAGCCCATGTTGGTACTTTTATTGTTCCATCACTCATCTCAACCTCCTAAAAACTGTGGCACCAGAATGCTCACAACGATCAAACCCATGATCCACCACAACCGATTTCCAAATCGGTCAATCTTTTCATCGAGGCGGTCAAACCGCTTCGATCCATCTCTCAGGCGCTCTTCAATGCGCTCGTAGCGTAACGCACACTCTCGCTCATGCGTGTTTATTTCTTGTAAAGCCTTGTCGCCTTTGTCCAAGCCCCATTCCTCTGAAAGTGCGAGATAGCACATAGTTATTCTTTTGCTTTACCTATGTTGAGTGCCAAAGCCTCAATCACTGGGTATACATACTTCGCTAAGAATGCATCGTCCTTCGGAGTGGGCGTCACTGCACAAACAGCAGACGCAATCACGGACAATGTGGTCAGTGTGCTGACAATTTCGAGTAAGCTCATTAGTGTTCCTTGAAGCCTTCGGGCAGACCTTGTGTGGTCTCAGGCTCTTCTACAGGCTTAACACCTTCGACAATGCTCTGGGTGTAGGCTTGAAGTAACACGTTACGCTCTGCGATCTGTTGTTGCAGCGTAGCTATTTCACGACGGATCTCTGCAACTCTAGCAATGTGGGCCTGAGTTTCGACCTTCAAATCACCAAAGTTATACTCCTCGTCGTTAATTACGACTTTGTTTTCTTCACTCATTACCACGGCACTCCTGTAGCTTGTGTTGCGTTACGATCAATCTGATTTTGCACACGGGAAGTGCGGTTAGCTTCGATACCTGCTTTGTATTCTTCAGCAGTTTCACCTTCCGCTTTATTGGCTTCCCAGATCCAGC